TAAATGCAGCATTTGATGACTTTAGAGGACAGATTGGAGAAACAACTAGTGGAGCTGTAGGTTTCCTAAATGCATTGGGGGACATAAGTGCAGCAGCTGGTGATTTCAAATATGAATTAGACCAATTTGGTGTAGTCGTAACATTCCCATTTGACCCCGATAAAGTTAGAACGAATGCTCAACAAACTTTAGCGACAATAAAACAAAACTTATTTGCCCCAACTGTAAAGTTCCTATTAGAACAAAAACAAAAGAACCTTACATTCTTGGCAACAGTTGCTAAACCTGAAGATGTTGCAAACATCAAAGGTCAATTAGACAAGGTTAAAGAAGTTATAGCTAACTTCAACAAGACAGGTAAACTTGATTTTGGTGTGATAAAACTTGAGGAGGTTAATGCTCAAGTTGATAAGACGATTGATGGTTTCACAAAGTTATTATCATCCATAGTAACAGCAGAACAAGAGGTATTCAGAATCAATATTGAAGTTGCAAAGTTAAGTAATGAATTACAACAAAATCAAACTGAACTATCCCAAGCGATAGGTGGAGCAATCCTTCAGAACATAGATGCAATATCCAATTTGTTGTTAGGTGCAAGAACCAAAGAACAAAAGATAGAGAAAGATTTTATTGATAAAATCAAGAAGGATAGAGATGGTCTTGAGAAGTTCAAGAAAGACCTAATAGCTAAAGGAATAAATGTTGAGAAAGCAAGTTATGAGGACTTACTTGCGGCTTATATTGAGTTCAAGAAAAAAGAAGTTGATGTAACGAAACAAGCAGAGAAAGATAAACAAGATGCTCAACAAGAAACTTACAATAAGATATTGAGAGGTATAGAATTGTTCTCAACAACTATATCACAGATATCAGGTCTTTCAAGAGAGAGAATACAAACAGATTTAGAATTGTTAAGTGTTGCACAACAGACAGCTTTGAATGAAGTTGTTGGAGACACAGAGACAGCAAATAAAAAGAGATTAGAGATACAAGCTGAATACGAACAAAAAAGAAAAGAGATTGAAAAGAAAGGTAGAATAGATAGTTTGAGATTTTCTTTGGTTCAATCAATTGCAAATACGGCTCAAGCTGTAGTTAAATCATTAGCAGAACTTGGGCCTATATTGGGGCCTATTTTAGCTGGTGTAAATTCAGCAATTGGTGTAGCTCAAATCGCAATTATCCAAGACCAAATATCGGCAGCACAAGCTTTCCGAAGAGGTGGATTGACTAGAGCTCAAGGTGGATTATTAACAGGCCCATCACACGAACTTGGTGGTATACCAATCCCAAGTATGGGAATAGTTGCTGAAGGTAATGAGAGTATTATAAACAGACAATCAACCGTACAATATCAAGATTTGTTATCAGCAGTCAATATGTCTGGCGGTGGAAGACCTTTAGTTTATAATAATTTTGACGATAGTAGGATTGTGGAAGCTTTAGCTAAACAGAACGCTAAACCGATTAGAGCTTATGTTCTTGGTTCTGATATTACCAACGAACAAGCTATAAATCAGAGATTAGAAGACCTATCTAAATTTTAACATATGGCATTAAGAGTTATACATCTTGATATAGATGAAAGTTTGAGCGGAGATACAAGGGTTGAAGAAATTGCTTTGGTATTACAACCAGCAATTGAAACAGAGTTTGTTTACTTCAATAAACAAGATTTCCAAGAAACATATACAGATTATCCTAAAGGTATTGTTGATGTTGCAAAACGAGCAAAAGCTTGGGTTGAAGAAAATGGTTATGGTTCTTGTATGACCCCTGTGGGAAAGGCAAGATTAAACCAACTTGCTAACGCTGAACCTATTTCGTTAGAAACAGTTAAGCGTATGTATGCTTATCTAACAAGACATAAGAAGGATTTAGAAACTTCAAAAGAATATGGTGATGGTTGTGGAAAACTTGCATACGATGCTTGGGGTGGAGAACCAGCTTTATCTTGGTCTCAAAGAATAGTAGAACAAGAACAAGAAATGGGTTATGATACATCAGCATTAGAACCATATATTTCAACTACAGGAACGACTGAAATGCAAGATTTGGAAGACGCTTGTTGGGAAGGATACGAACCTATCGGAACAAAGATGTTAGATGGTAGAGAAGTCCCTAATTGTGTTTCAAAGAAAGAAAAATTATATGAAGATTGTGGATGTGGTTGTGATGATTGTGCAGATGTAGACCCTGATAGAATTGATAAGAATGGTGATTATGAAGATGGTTTATATTTCCAAGTAAATTATATTGATGGGAAACCAGTATTTGATAATATCCAAGAAGCTGAAGCTTATGCTGAAGTTATTGGTTGTTCTGGTTCTCACGAACATACAATAGATGGTGAGACATATTATATGCCTTGTGATATTCATTCAGTAATGATTGATAAATTACTTGAAGATAAGGGTGTTGAGTTAGAAGACCTTTTAGCGTCAGGTTATACCATAGTTGATGTGAATTATGCGGAGCCATCAGAGATAAGAAAGGAATTACAAGAGAAATTCAGTAAAAATACTTATGAAGAGTTCTATAGGATTATTTCAAATCCAAGTGAGTTCTCAAGATTAGACATAGGAAACAGAACGAGAAGATTTGTTTATATGGCTGGTTTCGGGCCTGATTTGATTGGCACCTCAAGACAATTTTGTAAGAGAATGTTAGGTGGAAGACAATTTGTTTTCAGGATTGAAGATATTGAAATGATTAACGCTGAAATAACAGCAGAAGATAGAGATTACAAAATCATTCCAAGACCAAAGGGAACAGACCCTGATATCTTTGCGTATAAGGGTGGAGCAAATTGTAGACATTACTGGATGGAAGTTATATTGCAACCAGCAAGTCCATACGCAAATGCACCCGTTGCTACTAACAATAAAAGAAAGATGATTGAAGAAGCTGCAATTACCCTACCAGCTGATAACTTGGCAGGACAAGTAAACCCACCGGTGGATTATGGTTCAAGAAGTCCAGAGTCAGTTGGATTTAGAAAAGCGGCAACTCAAGCAATTGTTGTAGATGTTGATGATACTTTGATTAGAGGTTCTAAACCTATACAGAAGACCATAGATTATGTTAATAAAAAGTGGAGTGATTATAGAATCATCATCATAAGTGGTAGACAGAAAAGTAGAACAGAAGAAACAAAGAGAGAGTTAGATAGGTTGGGTGTTAAATGGGATGAAATCCACTTAAGTGATTTCCCTGTTGGGCCTAATGCATCTAATGCTTTCAAAGAATATAAAGCGAAGTTATTACTCAAAGACAATATTGATATTGTTGAAGCTATTGAAAATGATGCTGAAGCAAGAAGATTGTATAATAAGTTGGGTATAAACTCCAAGTCCCCTGTATCGTTAAAGATGATACCATCAGGATTTTTGCAAGGTTTAGCAATATTTGAAAATCAATCAGATGCTGAACTATGGAGTACAGATATGGGTTGTGGTGGAATAACTGAACCTGTAGATTATATGGGTAAAAAAATGTTCCAAGCTTGTTCTTACAATTTGAAGAAGAAAAAGTTTAGTCAACAATTTAGTATTGATGATGAAAAGAGAATGTTGTATTCGCCAGCTATGAAACCTGGTATCTTAATCCCAAGAATTGATGAGATTACACAAGAGAAGTATTTTGTAACCTTCAGTCCCGAAACAATAGAAAAGATGGCTCAAAGGTTCTTAATTGAAAAAAGAACTGATAAAACAAACTATGAGCATTCAGATAAGAAGTTTGATGGTGTATATTTAGTAGAGAGTTGGATTGTTAATGGAGACCAAGATAAAGCATACACATTAGGATATTCAAAAGATGAAATACCTAAAGGAACTTGGTTTGTTGGTTATAGGATTGATAATGATGAAGTGTGGGGTATGATTAAAAAAGGAAAAGTCAAAGGATTATCTATTGAAGGTAATTTTGAATATAAGCTTTCTGCCATAGATACCGATGAGTATTTATTGAAAGAAATAATAAACATAATCAATAAAATTGATGAATAAAATGAACGCAACACAAGCGATTGAAAAGATTGTTAATCTGCTTGGTTTGAAATTCCAAAAGGAGAACTTCTACAAAACTCAATTAGTAGATGGCGAAACTGAAGTAACCAACAATTATGATGGTGAGTTTCAAGTAGGTCAGAGCTTATATGTAGTTAAAGAAAGCACCCTTGTTCCAGCACCTGAAGGTTCACACGAAACTCGTGAAGGTCTAGTTCTAACTGTTGACGCTGAAAGCACAATCGTAAAGATTGAAAGCAAAATAGACGAAGCAGTTGAAGAGGTCGTAGAAGACCAAGAAGAATTAGAAAATTCTAAAGAAGAGGTTAAGATGGTTGAAGCTAAAGATGCTCAAGGAAATCTTTTGGAAAGCAACACTTTTGATGTGGGCGAAGATGTATCTGTTATCGGTGAAGATGGTAGTAAAACACCAGCTCCTGATGGAGAACATCAAGTAGTTCTAAAAGATAGTGAAGGAAACGAAGTAAAGATTCGTATTCAAACCAAAGATGGCAAGATAGTTCAGCGTGAGAATGTGGAAGAAATGAGTTCTGAAGAACCTGTTTCTAAACAAACTGAAACTGAATTTTCCCAACAATTATTTTCTATTAAAGAAGGAATTGAAACATTACTTGATGTAGTCAATTCTATGAACGGTAAGTTCAAAACTGAAATATCCTCTTTGAGAGAAGATATGGATAATTTCAAAAAACAACCAGAAAGAAAAGCTGTAGAACAAAAAAAGTTCTTCAAAGAAAGTTTTGAGGACTATAGAATATCTTTACTGAAAGAATTAAAAAATAAAAATTAAAAACAAAAAAACAGAAAATGAAAAACAAATTAAAGTTTTCATATGACCTCAATAACCTTTCTGTTTGGGTTGACGAAAATGCAACTGATATGCTTATCAAGAGTATTCTTGGTGAAGTATTACCGAAGTATGCAACTATCAGACCTAACATTAAAGGTACACAGAAGGTTGGGTTTATGACTAATGATGTTATATTCCAAGATGGTTCTTGTGGATTCAATGCGAGTGGAGACACAACTATAGACCAGGTTACTATCGCAACTTGTAATAAAAAAGTTAACCAGTCAGTTTGTCCTTACGACTTATATGACTATTTCCTTTCTCAAAGATTATCTAACTCTAACTTCCAAGAGTCAGTCCCGTTTGAAGAGTTACTTATCCAAGATATCTCTAACAGAATTGCTAACGAAGTAGAAAAGCAACTTTGGAGAAACAACACAGGAACAGGTGCAACTGCATACGATAATGCTTGTTTTGACGGAGCAATCCAACTTATTACTTCAGGTAATGGTGCAACTCAAGTTACTTATTCTGCAGCTACAGCAACTAATGGTATTGATGTATTCTCAAAATACTATGAGTCAATCCCATCAAATGTTCTTCACAGAAATGACCTTGTAGCTTTCTGTTCTTACTCTGATTACAGAGGTCTTGTTGCTTCTTTGAGAAGAAGCTCTTATGTAAACTTGTTTGACTTTAATGATGCTTCTGCAGCTCAAGGTCAAGATTGGTCTTTGGTTTTACCAGCGACTAACTTAAGAGTTATCCCTACTCAAGGTCTTGACGGACAAAGCAAAGTTTATGTAGGCCCATCATCTTACTATATGGTAGGTATGAACGCTACAGAAAACGGCGGTATTGAATTGAAAGCAATCTATGACCCATACGAAGATATCGTTAAAATGATGGCTAGAATGGTATATGGTCTTGGAGTATTCTCTGTAGATTCATTCGTAGTTGCAAAATAATAAACCCAAAAAACATAAATAATAAAAAATGAGTTGTTTTATATCAGACGGTTACACTCTTGATTGTAGGAACGCTTCTATTGGTGGTTTGAAAGCCCTTTGGATTTTGGGTGATAGTGGAAACACTATTTCAACATACACAGTAGATGGTACAGACCAGATTACATCAGTAACAGGAACTGGAACTCTCTATAAGTTTGAATTGGTTAAACAATCTTCAAGCTTTACAGAAGAAATCCAGGTTAATGATGTTGCACAATCTGTAACATTCGCTCCTTCAGTTCAGGTTTCATTACCGAAGTTAGACCAAGCATTAAGAAATCTTTTCTTTGACTTGGTTAAGCAAAACGAACTTTTCGTTGTATTGCTTGATAATAATGAAAGATACTGGTTCGCTGGTATCGCTAATGGTCTTATTGTTTCTGCTGGCTCTATGCAGACAGGACAGAACTATAACGACCTTAATGGTATTTCCCTCACTCTTACTGGTGGCGAACCTAACGCGACTAGAGAGATTGAAGTTGCTACAGACCTTCAGGCTGTATTCAGCGGAATTACCGTACAGTCCTAATATTAAATGGCGGGGGATAGTTTGTCCCCTGCCTTTTTTTGCTTATCTTATAATATGCCTGTAGTTTACTACCGAACGAAGTGGTCGTCTTATCTTGGTGAACCAAGACCTATATTAGATAATTTTGTAATAATTCAACCTGTCCCTTGTGATTTGGTTGATTTTAATTTTACATTTGTTGAGATTTCAGCAACACCTACTCCTACCCAAACTTTAACGCCGACTGTTACTCCAACAATAACGCCGACGATGACTTTGACTGCGACATTAACGCAGACCCCAACTAATAGTCCGACTTCCACTAGTGCAAGTGTAACTCCTACAAGCACACCTACATCTACGCAAACTCCAACCAGTACCCCTACAAATACTCCAACAACGACTTCAAGTCAAGCTCCTGCGGTTACTCCAACGCAGACCCCAACGGCCACTTACAATCCTAACTGTAATGTATTCTCATTTGTTGGTAATCAATCAATATTTACCGCATATACAGGAACTTATTATTTACAGGACGATGGAGTAGGTCAATCAAAATATTTGTTATTAAGTTCAGCTACCTTTACTGTAATATGTGGATTGTATAATGGTAATGGTTATTCATTATGGTATGATTCAAATATTGGGTCAACTTGTATCTATAACTCTAATACCGGTAAGTTCATATTCACTAAACAGAATCTCAACGATTGTGGAGATAGTGTAGCTTCTTTAGTAACTACTAGCACAGACATCAATACAGGATTAACATATAACGGATTATATTATCCAGAGGAGAAGAATGTTGCAGGTTATTCATTAACTTATATCAATAACTGCCCTTCACAAACTCCTACATCTAGTCCAACACAAACCCCTACAACGACTGCTACACAAACGCAGACGCCAACCAATACTCCGACTAACACTCCAACTAGAACACCAACAAATACCCCAACAAACACACCAACTAATTCACAAACACCTACCAATACTCCAACTAATACCGCAACAAATACACCTACTATTTCGTTGAGTCCAACTAATACTCCAACGAATACAGCAACCAATACACCGACTAATACACAAACTTCTACTAATACGCCAACTATTACCCCAACTAATACTCAAACACCTACCAATACTCCAACTAATACAGCAACGAATACATCAACTCCGAGCGAAACACCTACAAATACACCAACAAATACTCCTACTAACACAGAAACTCCAACCAATACTCCAACCAATACACCAACTAATACTGCAACCCAAACTAGTACTCCAACTAACACCCCAACTATAACTAATACTCCAAGTAATACACAAAACGCGCTTTGTCCAGAACAAATCACAATAAGTTCTACAACTGCTAATCTACAAACCTATAATGGAACATATGATAGGTTGTATTCTTATTCTGGTGGTTCATTTACATATGCTTGGTACAACCTTCCAGCACCACAAGCTTGGAATTTTGATGTAACTGATTCAACAGGAAATTATGCAGTTGTTTATGGAAAGTTTGATGCTGGTGTATACTATACATTATTTGGGGTAAATCAGACAGGTGGAGCAAGCACAAATATAAATGTGTATGTTGTATTAAGTTCTTCTACAAGCTATGTCGTAGGTCAACTAGGAATATCAGGAATTATTGTTGATATTACGCCTGAAATTATAAGTTCAATCAAATTACCAAGTAGAGGTAATACTGGTTCTAATAATTTCTATGTGTCTTATCCACAAACTTGTCCTACAACTACTCCGACAAGAACACCGACACAAACCCCTACAATTACTTCAACACAAACTCCTACAAATACTGAAACCCCAACTCCTACTCCTACGCAAACTCCAACAACTTCTGAAACAAATTACTATTCAGAATTATATTATACAGGAACAAACTGTACTGAATCTTGTTCTTTGAGTGCTTCAACAACATTATATTGGCCTAAATCACAAGGAACATCATTAAATGTTGGTGAATATGCTTATTTGGATAGTGGATTAACTATTGTAGCTCCTGACTTATATTATGTTCCAAGTTCAAACACAGCAAGAACATTAGTAATAACAGGTGGAGCAGGACAGATAACATCAGCTGACCCTAATGGTTGTACTAATTGTGTAACACCTACGCCTACTCCTACTTCTACTGTTACTCCTACGATGACTTTAACTCCAACAAGTAGTTCAGTTCCTGAAACTCCAACGCCTACTCCTACAAGCACTACAGCTTCAGTCAGTCCAACGCCTACTCCTACAATTACTCCATCAGCTACTGTTTGTACTTTACAATCATTATACTTTAGTTCAGACACTATCTATAGTGCTTACACAGGATATTATTATTTACAAAATACAGGAACTACTGGTATGTGGTTATCTACTTCAGGTGGAACAAATATAACATATTGTAGTTCAAGAGATGGATATGATTGGTCGGCTTGGAAACACGAAAGCCTCAATTATGCAATAATGAGGAATCATACAAACCCATCAATAAGAGATTTCAGATTATATGCTGGTAATTCAGTTACAGGTTATACAATTTGTAATCAAACACATACATCAATACAATCTACATCGGTTAGACCTCAAACAGGAACAACTGAAAATGGACTACTATATCCATTATCAGGAAGTTTTGAAAGTGATATCTACGCAATTCTATACTGTTATACAGAACCTGTGCCGCCAGTTCCAACTCCTTCACAAGCTCCATCTGGTTGCTCAATAATTACTATGTATAAAGATGGAACTGATGACCCATTATTTGAGTTCACAGATTGTAATTCAGTTACTTGGCAGGTTAATGGTGTAGATAGTTGGTCTTATGATTATTGTGGTGATTTCAGTTCTGCTATCGTTCTTTCAGGTGATGGTGTTATTGAATATACTGGAATATGTGATGACCCAACACAATATAATCCTAATGTTTGGGAACTAGGATATGATGCTTCAGACCCTGCGACAGCTTGTTCTGCAACACCAACTCAATATTTTAGTTATCCTGCAGGTAACCCACTTACAATAAGTGTTTATATCTATACAGATATGTCCCTTGATAGTGTATTCGCAGCTCCTGATGGTTTCTACTCTGATGGAACAAATGTTTATGAAGTAAGTGGAGGATTGGGAGAAATAATTTCAGAAGACCCTTGTTAAAATAATTTATAATATGCCGAGCACTCAAGTAACAATCAACTCATTCACAGGTAATTCACCATTTGAAGTATTTTATTGCGATAGTTTATCAGCAAATTGTGTTTCTGTTGGGTCTTATACTGATGTTCCAGTTGTATTTAGTGTTCCTGACCCATATGCAAGTGGGGATTTTGTTGTTAAGATTGTTGATGCTAATAATTGTGTTGTAGCTAAATTAGCAGACCAACCACCTTATAATACCCCAACACAAACTCCTACAGCTACTAATACTCCTACTGTTACAAACACTCCGAGCGAAACACCTACAAATACCCCTACCTCAACTTCAGGTTCAACTCCTACCCAAACTCCTACAAACACACCTACCCAAACTGTAACACCAACGAATACAAATACTCCAACAGAAACTCCAACTAATACCCCGACTGTTACTCCTACAGCTACGGAAACGAATTGTGAATGTTGGAGATTCCAAAATGAACTTGGAACACCTCAAGATATTACTTATACTCCTTGTGGTAGTTTTTCACAGACAATCACTATGTCTGCGGGACAAATACTTTACAAGTGTGTGGAAGCTGGAACCAGCATAACATCAGCATCAATAACCTATGTACCTTGTACTAACCCTGTAGGTTGTGATTTTGACGCAGATTGTAACGGTTGTTCTTATTGATATGAGTTATAGAAAATTATATTCAAAAGAAATATTGAGTGGTAATTTCAAATATGTATATGAACCACACATCCTATACTACACAGATAGAGTGGGGTTTGGTTCAGATAAAGAAGAGGCTTATGAAGATTTTGTGAGAAATAATAGAACAATTTATTTTAACACATCACTACCTGAAAGTGGGACTGATGTTTTTTATAAAGATTATTACACAAAATTAGAAGATGTTGAAATCATCTATGTAAAAGGTTTTTATTGGAAAACCGATATGAAAGGTAAATTAGTAAATGTTATATGATTTATATTAACCAAGAATCCTCCAATCAAGTTTTCGTGACTTGTTCTCGTAATAAGAACTTGTCTAACCCGACTTATTTGTGGACGATTAAACATAAGTTATCTGCTCAAAGTTGGAAGTTCATACCTTCTGTTGTCCCAAGTTCCGTAACTGGTTATTTACCTGCTTATGATAGTTTCTTGATTGATATTTATGAAGCTCAACCTGAAGTGCTGATAGCTACAGGAGCAACTCAAGTCAATTTACATTTATTAGAAGGTGAATATTATTTGAAGATTTACGAACAATTATCAACCACTAATCTTAATCCAGCTTTAGCTTACGATGTAGTTTACGAAGGGATGATAGTTGTTAATTCAAACATAAACGATGAACCGAGTGTTTACACAGGAACATCAGAAGTATTTATAATATATGGCGCGTAAAATAATAGAACAGCACGGTTTCAGTATTGATACTCTAACAAAGTTTGAAGAAAGAGTTGTTAGAAATCAGCCGTGGGTTAGTTGGGGTCAAGATAATATATTCGTGAATGGTCTATATGACCTTTTAGATTATTCCCCAATTCATAATGCCTGCGTTAGAAGCAAGATAGACAATATCGTCGGTCAAGGATTTACCAACGATTATAAGGTTAATACCAAAGAAACAATCAACGATGTATTCAAGGATATGGTATATGATTATATCATCACAGGAAACATCTTTATTGAGGTCGTATGGAAACAAGATAGAGCACAAGGTTTATCAGGATTACATTATATCCCATCAAAATATATGAGGGTTGGTCTTCCTGAAAATGCTGAAATGGAAATAGACAAATATTATTATTGTCGTGATTGGGTGCAATACAAAAAAGCTGGTGTAATTGAATTTGTAGCTTTTGAACCGAAGAACTATACAGATAGACAGATAATTCATATTAGGGATAGAAACCCTGGTTATTGGGCTTATGGAGCTCCACAATATTTGGCTGTCGTTAATGATATTAGATTGAACCACGAGATTACAGTATACAATCTAGCAAACTTAATAAATGGTGCAAACCCTTCACTATGGGTTCACTTTAGTGATGGTTTCCCACAATCAGAACAAGAGGAAAGAGATATCCTCCGTAGAACAGAAGAAAGATACACAGGAGCAAAGAATGCTGGTAAAGTTATTGTATCTTATTCAGAAGGTAGTGAAGGTAAACCAGACATCACACAGATTACTTCAAACCTACAACAAGGTTTTTATCAAGAAGTATTTGAACTTGTGCAAAGACAAATATTATCAGGACATAAAATACCTGATGGAGCTTTGATTGGTCTACCAAGTCCTACAGGGTTCAATAGCTCTGCAGACCTTCTAAAAACAGCTCAAACATTATTCTTGAATACTTCAATCAAGCCAGCACAAAAGTTCTTAATTAGGGAGTTAAAACCTATTTTAGAACTAATAAATCCAGGTGAAGAAATCACTTTGGAAATAGTACAAAATGAAATAGTATAATGGCTCAAGTATTTTTCATATCGGAACAAGTATTAAAATCAAAAACAGCTATCAACGAAAATGTAGATAGTGGTGAATTAAGATTTTGTATTGAACTAGCACAGGATATCAACATCCAAGAAACTTTAGGTCAGGAGCTTTACCAACAAATCCAAAATGAAGTTTCAGGTAATACAATCACAGGGGATAATAAGTTCTTGTTAGACACTTATATCGTTCCTGCAACTATCTTGTGGGCATATTATCATGCATTAGATAACTTCCTTGTTAAGTTTATGAATGTTGGTTTGGTTAGCAATAACACAGAACAAGGTTCATCTATTGATTTCAAGACCTTCCAGTTCCTTAAGAACAACTCAAGGTCTCAAGCTGAATGGT